CCTCCGCGGTCTCTGTTTACGACACCGAAGCCGAGCAATTGATCGGCGACGTCCAAGCCTATTGCGAGGCGCACCGCCTGGAACTGACCAAGGGCGGCAAGGTCAAGGTCGCAAAGTTCCCGTCCGGTTCAGTGTCGTGGCGTAAGCGCCCGGCGTCCATTGCCATCGCCGACCTTGAGGAAGCGGTCGCCTACGTCGTTCGGCGCGGCCTGCCTCAGTTCCTGCGCACCAAGTATTCGGTCGACAAGGACGCCATGCTCAAAGACGCCGCCCTCGCGTCGAAGGTTGCAGGCGTCACCGTTCTTCCCGGCGCGGAAGAATTCATCATCAAAACCGGCGCGTGAGGGGGTTTAAAATGGCATTTTCAGCAGCTTCAAAGCGCACGCAAAGCCCGCCGTATCGCAATCGGCTCATCGCCAAGTTGCACGTCCTTAAGGGGCAAGCCAACTTGGACGACAGCGACTATCGCGACATGCTCGAAACTCAATTCGGCAAGCGCTCATCAACCAAGCTTTCCATCGCCGAGCTGGAGACCGTCGTAAAGCGGCTTGGCTACGCGACACAGACCAGTCCTCGCATGACGGGGCCGTACGCCGGGAAGCTGCGCGCGCTGTGGCTTTCGGCGTGGAATTTGGGCGTTGTGCGCAACAAGTCCGACGACGCGCTGACGGCGTTCGTGAAACGCCAGACCGGCCTTGAAGCCGTGCGCTGGCTGCGCGAGGCAGCGGCTGCCGCCAAGGCCATCGAAGCCATCAAATCGTGGCTCGTCCGCGAAGCGGGAGTCATCTGGGCAGTCCACCTTGACAACCCGCGCGCCGCCGTCGTCGACGCGCAGTGGCGCATGCTCTGCGACAGGGGCGTGATCAAGCCGCTCGCGTTCGGCGGCGGGCTGGACGGGCAGCTCACGAAATACGGTGAAGCCGTCACAGGCAAGACCAGCCGTCCCACGTACTCGGAAGAAGATTGGGACGCGGTCATCAACGCGCTTGGCAAGAAGCTGCGCTTCGAGCTGGCCAAGCCGCCCAAGGTTTAACTCAGTTTAGCGGGCGGCGAAGCCCTTCGCCCCCGTTGAAATCCGCGAGCCGAAGCGGGGCGGCTCGCGGATCACTCTCACCCGTTTCATGACAGGGGTTACACCATGACCACACTTAACCAAGCACGCATGCAGGCCGAACTCATCGGTGAGTACGACGCATTGGGCCTCATCGTCGAAGACGCTGACGATAACCGGGCCAATGCAACGGGACAGATTGTCGACAGCCTGTCTGAAGCATTTGAAGGCGCACTGGACGACCCCGGCGACGATCTCGCTGAACTGAAGAAGCAGTCGGCACTGATCGCCGTCCAACATTATATCGCTGGCGCACGTCAGATGCGCGAGAAAATCGGGGCTCAACTGACGGAAGACGGGATAGTCATCGACGATCCATCATCTGACGTTATCGGATCATCAGACCAGCCAACCGCCGTCGACGACCCAGACGCCAGCGTCGACGCCATTGATCAGATCGCGGCGGAGTAACACCCATGTCATCCCGCACCAAGTTGCCGAGCGTTGCCATGACCGTTGAGCCGGTTCCGCATGCCACGCGCTTGGTGCGGATCGACGACGGCCAAACACTGCCTGCCGGGGCTTATGACGGCCTCCCCGGCGCGATTGTCGAAATGGCAGAGATAGCCGGACTGCAAGCAGCGCTTGCCATCGCCAGCGCGCGTGGCGGCAACCGCGTTTACATCCCCGCCAAAGCGGACGACGATCACTGGCTCGTCCAGCTCATCGGTCGCCCCGCCGCCGACAAGCTCATGACGTACTATGCGACCGGCGTCGAAATCGACATGCCGCGCGGCCCGACCGGCCTGCGCGCGGAAACGTGGCGGCGGCTCCATCGCATGATCGACGAGGGCTGCACGTCGACGCAGATCACCCGCGCGCTCGGCATCAGCCGCGACATGGTCAAGCACCACAAAGCCAAGCTGCGCAGCACCTACGTCAGCCCCCAGCTCGACTGGCTGGACCTGCTAGAAAAAACCAAGGAGTGAACGACATGACTAAGCACAAGATCGTGACGCATGAATTTATCAACACGAAGATTGTCAGCGAAAACGGTGTAACGACGGTGACGCGCGATGGCAAGACGACGGTCGTCACCGGCTGGCGCGCGTGGGTTCTAACCGCCGCGCTGATGATCGCCGGGGCGCTGATGATAGCGCTGGCCGCGTTTGCTGTTGCAGGCTCCATGACGCTGATCTGGTTGTTCGTTCTGGTTGCTATTCCAGCCATCGCGGTGATTGGATTGATCAACGTCGTGTTGGGGCGCAACTAACCCAGGCACGCCCATGGGGCAGATGCCCCCGCTCAAAATCCCGAATTGATAACGTACCTCTGTGTAAGCGCCGTGAGCGACCGGCACAGAGGACCATCATGACCCCAGCGATTACCGCCCCCGAACTCGACGCGCCGGTCACCGACCGCCCCGCTGGCCGCAAGTTGCTCTCCAGCCTGATCGCCAAGCGCACCGTTTCCCGCCTCATGATCAGCGCGGCAACCTCGCCGCTGCCAAATCAGGGGATGCGGTTTTCTCCGCGAGGCCTTGATCTGATCAAGGCGTTTGAAGGTTGCCACAAGGAGCTGCCAGACGGGAAACTGAAGGCCTACAAATGCCCGGCTGGCGTTTGGACCATCGGATGGGGCTGCACCGAAGGCGTTCGCCCGGGCATGGTCATTACCCGCGACGAAGCAGACCGGATGCTCGCCCGCGAACTGGGCCACTTCGAGATCGTCATCGGTCGCCTCGTCACTGTTCCGCTAACGCCGGGTGAGTTCGATGCGGTTGGCTCCTTTGCGTTTAACCTTGGTGAAGGGGCTCTGCGTAAATCAACGCTCCTTAAGATGCTCAACCGTGGCAATCGTTCGGCAGTACCCAATCAGTTTTTGCGCTGGACCGGGTGCAAGGGGCACAAGGGGCCGCTCAACGGCCTCGTCCGTCGACGCAAAGCCGAAGCGGCGCTTTTCCTTTCCGGTAGGGTTCATGACGAAGCGATCGGCGACGACTACGGCCCGATGCCGCAAGCTGTCACGCCCGAGATGGGTAGCCGCATCGCCGTAGTCAAATCCTCGCGCACCTTCTGGGGCACGATCACCGCGTTTACCGGTTGGGTCGGTGCCAAGGCCGTCGTCACATTCGGCGTGGTCAGTGCTGCCGCCGAACAGGCGAAAGCCTCGACCGATGGCCTGTCCTCGCTGCTCGGCGTCCTTGGTGAGCACGCCGAACCGATCCTGATCACGCTCGCTGTCGCGGGTACGATTGCCGCGCTCTTCGCCCGCTTCGATGCTGCCGGTGAGGAGAAGGTCGGATGACGCTGATCCGGATCGCCCTTCTTTGCCTGACGTGGCTGATTACCCCGGCCAATCTGATCGGTGGCGGGTCGCTCTTTGTTGCCGGTCTCAGCGCCGGATACCTCAAGGGTCATGCCGTCGCCACCCGGCGCGGTACGGCCCGCGTCGTCACCGCCGTCAAGGCGGTCAAAACCTCACTCGACAAGAAGGCCAAGGCGAATGTCCAAGCAGCAGATCAAGCAGCAGCAAGCGTTCCTCCAGTTGTCCCTGGTCCCGCTCATCGCCCTGATCGGGCAGCTATTGTCCGGCTGTGCGCATCAGACCCCGCCTGTCGCCGTGACGGTTCGTAGCGACGTGTCGTGCCGGGCGTTCTCCCGCCTGACGTGGTCTATCGACGACACCACAAACTCAATCAACGGCATCCGCCGCCATAACGCCCGCTATGTCCGCATCTGCGGCTCAAAACGAAAGCCGAAGTAATGCAGATCGACGCGGAAATGCTTCTGAAGGTGCTGACATTCGCGGTCAGCGTTGGGACCGGCCTCTATGCGTGGCTGGCCAGCAAGGACCGCGCGACCGCGATCCAATTCCGCGACCTCGAACTGCGGTTCGGAGCCCTTGAAGGCCGCGTCGTCAAGTCCGACCTCGAAAACCAAGCCCAAGTTCAGCGGATCTATGCTCAGCTCAAAAACGTGCCGGACAAAGAGGCCATCCACAAGCTTGAACTGGGGATGCAGGAAGTGCGCGGCGCGGTCGACCAGATGAAGGAACAGTGGAAAGACCAGCTGACGCAGATGCAGCGATCATTCCAGCGGATGGAAGATTTTTTGCTGGACGCCCGGACGCCGCATAGCCAGCCGACGCCACCACAGCCGCGACGGAGGACCAGAACGTGACCGATTACCGCAAACACGTAGCCGAAGATGTGCGCCGGATCGTGCTGGAAACGCTCGCCCGCGAGCCCGGCGCGACGCTCAACGAAAACCTGATCGGTCGCATGCTGGAAAGCTACGGCCACCGCAAGACCGCTGCCTACATCAGCGACGAACTCGCATGGCTCGAACGCCAGCACGCAATCTCGCTCATCGAAGCCGGAGGCCTGCTCATCGCGACGATGTTGACGCGCGGTCAAGAACACGTCGAACGCCGCGCGCTGATCCCCGGCGTCGCCAAGCCTGCATTGGACGCCTAAGATGGCACAGCGTGGACGCGGACGCCTCTCCTCCATCGACACGCTGCCCGAAGCCGCCGAGCCCATCGTGGCGACGGCGCTACAAGACC